TAATCTGTTCCAAGGCATTACGAAATTCAGAATCCAGTCCAGCCCAAAATGCCCACATATTATCACGGACATTACGTAACTGATCAGCTGACGCTCCCAACAAAGCGTTCGTTATATCATTATAATTGCCATTCTGATTGACATACTTATATAATTCTGTGGCATATCCACCCAAATCCCTGTTTTGCCGATATGCGATGGTATGAGAGCCTAAACTGCTACCGGCAGATTTACGTGATTCAGCAAGAGCATATGCCTGTTGCATTTTCTGATTCAGCAGGTTAACTGATTCTTGATAAGCTTTTTCCGCTTCTTCTCCATAACTGATATCAATATATTGTTGTTTCTTGTCTATCAACTCATCCCAAATGCCCGAAAGTGTTTCATATTGAGATTTCATTTGTTCATAGCCTGAATAATCTGCACCATAAAAAATACCTCCAAGTCCTTTTACTCCAAAAAAACTTCCAATTGTATCCCACATATGTCCGGCCAAATTGGCTACGTTCTCCAATATCCCGCCAACAAAGCCAGATATTCCCTGATTCCCCAACTGCTCTAAAACTCCGATAATAGAACCTACTATACCACCTATTTTCGAATCGGCATCGGAAAACGCATCTATCAATGTCCCGATAGAACTTCCTAGTTGGGAGAGGTCACTTCCAGCTTCGCTAAGTCGAATCATACTGTCTGTAACTTTAGAGAATCTTTGTCCAGCCTGATCAGCAGCTGCGTTAACATTAGCCTGAGCGTTGATGACATTAGCCTGAGCCTGATTTCTTTTCTTCAAAGCCGCTTCTTTCTCTGCTTCTGTCCCCAAAATAAGGGATTTATTGTATTCCGACTGCGCTTTTTCCAGTTCAATCTGTGCATCTGCCAATATCTGTAACTGTTCCGGCAAATTCCCCAATAGCCCACCTTTCTCAATTATGTTCTGCTGGATTTCATTTAAAGCTTCATCCAATACCTTACGTTCATCAATCGCCATATTTTTATACTCCGGAGACTGACGGAATTTTTCCAGTTGTGTACGTAATTTCTGCAACTCTTGTTTTGCGACCTGATCAAGATTACCGAAAATTAATTCCCAATTGATGTTTTCTTTAAATTCCTCAAAATCTACGGCAGCAACAGCTTCTTTCCCTTTTTCTTTTAAAAGTTTCTTTTCGGCTTCAGTCTGCGCCAAGGCTATTTTTTTTGTATACTCCAAAGCTACAGCTTCTCTTTTTTCCTGCCAGGTTCCATATTGTTTGTTATATTCTATTTCAGCGTCCAGTGTTTTGTCAAGATATTCTTTATTGATCTGATATATCTTTTCCGCTAATATTTTTTCCGCTAAAAGCCTTTGTTCGTTCGCTTCTGCTTTCACGTCATCATACTGGCTCTGCGGGATGTTGTCACCCTGCTTGCGAGCCTGATCCATTTTGGCGATTGTGTCCCGTTCCTGCTTGTCAATATCAGCTAGCTGTTCATCATACTCCTGCTTAGCCAATGCCTTGCGCTTGGCAATACCTTCCTGCATGATTTGCAGACGCAGTTTCTCTGTTGTTTGCTGAGCTTTTACGCGTGCATCCGCCAGCTGGGAAGCATAATCGTTTTTTCCTTTTTTATTTGTATTATCTCCTCCATCTGACTCGAAAAGAAGGTCTTCTATGTTTACCTGATCTACCAAGCTTTTATTAAACTTGGTCAAATCATATATTTTCTTTCTCCATTCAGTAATCTTTTCTTCGCTCTGATTGAAGAATCTGTCATAATCTCGGTTTACAGCATCAATTACATCATTGCTTACAGGAAGGAATGTCCTATTTTGTCCTTCCTTCAACTTGCCTACAGCCTCTGTTCTTTTAACCTCGTTAAGTTCTTGTTTTTTGTATTCTTCTGTTATCTTTGATTCAAGATCCAAAATTTCCTTACTGTTCTTTATCAGTGTTTCTTTTGCAGCCTGCGCTTTTGCTGAAGCCATAATAGCTGTGGCAAGTTCATTGTATTTGTCAGCAGCTTTTCCCACTAACACCTCTTCATCACTAAGATTCTTGAAGTATTGAGGAAATTCTTTTTTCAGCTCCTTTACTGCTGATATACGTTCATTCATTCCTTTGGAACTGTCTACAGCAGCCTGATAAAGTAAGTTCAGTTGCACAATCTCTTCCTGTGCTGCCTGCTGAGAATCAAGCATGGCCTTTTTATAATTTTCCAAAGCCTCCTTATTGTTGTCAATAGCTTTTTTACCGCTGATAAGCTCTTTTACCCAGTTTGCAATATCCTTTCCAAACACAATACCCAGCGATATGGCGGCCACAAGTGCCGTCTGCCAGCTGAATATTGAACTTGCCAGCTGTTTCCATACCGGCACACCCTTTTTTCCTGATGCCGCCAGAAGTTCGTTCTGCTTGCGCACATCGGCAATGGCATCTGCCAGCATAGGAAGGTTGTTTGAAATTGCCAGGATAAACATCTGCGGACCCATGGCAAGTGAAGGCAGTTCTCTTGCTACCTGGCTGAACTGCATCTTCAGGTTGTTTGTCTTACGGGTAACAGCTTCTGTGTCGATGTCGATATATCCGGGGTTATTGGATATATCTTGTTGCACTTTTTTATACTCTCTCAATCCTACTTCAAGCCTATTTATTCTTCCTGTCAATGCTTGTATTCTAGCTAAATCCTGAGAATAATTTTTGCCCGAATGAATATTATCTTGCATTATTTTTTGTTGTTCAGCACGTACTTTTCTTAATGCAGAGATAAGTTGCAAAGTCTGATTCTCCACGTCATCTATATTCTTACCAACAGATTGCAAACCGGATTTGGTAAGATCTTCCATAAATATCTCGAGCTTTACGGGTACTGCCATGACTCCAATTTATAATGATGAATAATCAGTCCTTTACCGCATAATTGGTAAAGAACTCCATCGGGTTCATTCCCTTTGTCTGATTGGTGTTTTCTGTTGTTTGTGTGCGACTGTTTCTTTGTTTTTCACGTTCCTCCATTTCACGGATCTGCTGATTAATGTCCGGTTTCTTCGGAGGAACCCAGTGAGGCATGTCTGCCATCATGAGCTGAAGTGTAACTACATTTACCTTATCCAGAATGTAGTCTATGCTCCAGCCTGTTTCCGTGGCCAGCTGACCTACTACGCCGAAAAGGCTATGCGAAGGTTCCGTATGTCCCTTCTTTAACTCCTCTTGTCGTTTGCGCTCTCGTTCCGGCTCGCTAAGGGCTGCATCTTGTTCAGAGCTGCTGCCGATGCGATAATAATCCCGAAAGACGTGGTAGATGTACTGTTCAGCACCTGTCGCCAGGCGGCTGCAAGTTCGTCGGGTGTCATCAGTTCGCGGAGCATCCAGGCCACCGGGCGGTTCAGCACTCTTCCCAGTACAGGCCCTCTCACGATTCCGTATGCCACAATACGGCTGATGTCCTTTCCATGCAGGAAGACAAACCGGATACGCTGGTCCAGGTCGTATGCGTCATATTCTTCAGGAGTCACCCCGATCCGGAGATAACGCTTGCTGATTCGTATCAGACTGCGTGTGGTAGGTGTCTTCATCGTAATGCGGAACGGACGTTTCCGAAGTACCGTATGAAGCGGCAGGCTGATTCCCCCGTCACTGAGAGAGATGCCTGCCAGCAGTTCAATATCTTGTGCCTTCATTACTCTTCTGCATCAGCGGTTGAGTCAGATGTGTCAGGAACCACACCCGGTGGATAGATTCTCCAGCGTCTTTCTTTTCCGTCGGCTGGTTTCAGCATATCTACCCTGATTCCAAACGCGAATACATTCTGCATGTTCAGACCGTTCTGCCATCCGTTACGGCTCAGTCGGGCGTTGAATACACGGAAGTTGTGTCCGGAATGCGTCTTGATGGTCAGTACGCCTGTTGCCACGAAGTTGGCAGGAGGAGTATAAGAGCCGTCAGCTTCTGCAGTTCCTCCAAAGATGTCTACCAGGTTCTGCGCTTTGAGCTGAATCAGATTCATGGTAAAGGCATCCGATCCCGGGTTCTGCAAGATAGAATCTACCGGTCCGTCGGTAACCTGAGCGGCGTAGACATCCATAAATGAAGGTGCGTTTCCCGCAGGCTGCATTCCGTTTTCATCCAGCCAACCGATTGTTTTATCCGTTCCTGCGGAAGCTTTGAATTTCACCTCGGCGGTTCCATAGATAATTCCGTTGCTTGTATCTGCCATAATATTTATAGAGTTTGATTTTTGTTTAAATACTTTTTAATCCGTTTCCAAATAAGAAAAAGTAACAGCACCGCAATAATTGTTCCTACAATCCACTGTTGTAAGCCGGGCCGTCTTTCTTTCACCTCATTGCTGGTGGTTTCATCGCGTATCCGGTGCTCCGTTTCAGTATGCTTGACGGTAACTTGTCTTCCTGTACTGTCGGCTGTAGCCGTGACGTTCACGCCACCTTCTCCGTCCGATTGTATGTCAATATTCAGACCGTCATTCCGATAGCTCAGCCCGAATCCGGCAGGAAGCTTACTCAGGTTCAGCCACTGCTCCGCACTCACCGAGCAGGTCGCCGTCCTCTTCGGGACCGGCTCGTAAGTTGTTTGCTCGGTTACGCTCGTTCGGAGGCTGTCCGAGCGGACGGTTTCCGAGCTGGCCTTTCTGCTGCTGGCGCATCCAGATGATAGCAGGACAGCGGTCAGCATACCTGCAAGTATGTAGTTTGCGTAAAGCCGTTTCATGATTGATATTCCGTTCGTTTTGTTTTCGTAGTTGTTTGCTTAATTCCAATACCGTGGCACTGAGGTCGTCATATAAAGCCTTGTAAGTGCCCTCGGTTTCTTTCACTGCACGGACCTGGTATACTTTTCTGTCACGCCACCAGGCAATGGCAGTTACCAGCCAGCCGGCAGGAGCCAGCCAATCCATGAGTGGCTGTAACAGGGTCCAATCCATAATGCTCTACTCTTTTTTAAACAGTGCTCCGATAGCCTTAATCACATCATAGAATCCGCATCCGCTGAGTCCCGCCGCCAGTCCGTAAATCAGCACCTGCCACCAGATATAGCCTGTAAGTAACGGAGTGAGTTGCAACAGCCAGACAATAATACATACTACCATGCCCACACCGCATGAAATCAAAATTTTGGCCAGCTTGCTTGCGGAAATAGCCGGAACAACCTTCAGAATCTGTGTCACCAAGGTAGAAACCAGGGCTACGATTCCCGTAAAGCTTCCCAGGTCGATAAGGAACGATGTCTCAGGTTCAGCAGCCGGAAGTACGGTCTGCGCAAATGAAGCCAGTGTTGTAATCAGACACAGGCTGAAAAATAAGATAATCCGTTTCATTTTGTCGTGCTTTATTGGCGTAGCATTTGGCGTACTACGCCATGGTTATAGTTTCAATATTTGTTTTCTGTTGTTTCCGTCGCGCTTGTAAGACACATGCACCCAGGAATAATTCTTTTCATCGATCAGCTGGTCAAAAAGAAGATGGCTTTTGATGTAATCAAAGAGTTTACGGTTTTCTTCCTTGCTTCCTGCTGTAATGTCGGCAGCTTCTCCTTTCAGATGCTGGCTGCTTGCCGCACCTCCTACCAGCCGGTTCAGTTGCGGACAACGGTACCCTGAATTGACGGTAATAGGTTTTCCGTACCATTCACGAAGAGGGTCAAGCACATTGTCGGCAAGGGCTTTCAAGTTACCCGCCTCCTGAAGAGGCGGTGTATTCTTGATTCCATGAACGTCGGCGGTGGTACTGGCACAAAGTTCTCCCATTGTAAAGTGTTTCATGACTTATCCTCCTACTCCTGCATTGGAAATTTGTACATACTTCTTTCCTGTCCACATCAGTACAGTACTATCGCTTGCGGCACATTCTACGCCGCCTATCGTTTGTTTGTTTGACGTGTGTTCGTTATTCACTATCAGCAATGCGCCAGGTTGTACTTCTGTCGTTACGGTATAGCTCCCTGCCGATGCATCGCTTCCGAATGTCATTACCTGCGGGTTCGTATCATGGATAATGTTCGATTCATCTACAGGCTTTCGGTTTACGGCAATAGGGAAAGGAATCCGCTGGCAGCGTTCTCCTTCTTCTGTATACGGGGCAAAGAAATCGAATGTACGGTACGATTTACTGTTCAGATAACTCATAGTTCTATCTTTTTAAAGGTTTGTTACTCATGCTTTTTAGATACAATAGCTCCCAGGTATTTTCCGGTAGTAGGCAGTGCCAGCCCGCGCATGTTAAAGCCGATAACGTCACCACGGTATTCCGGATCATTAAGACGGTAGTACATGTCGAAATTGCTCTTTGCAGCTCCTACCGCTTCCTTATAGAAGAAGGTTGAGGCAATAGCGTCTGTACCGTTTACAGGAGCTCCGTATGCTACACGTTGTCCGTTTTCTCCATTGTAGCGTGGAGTCATTGCGGTGATATATACCTTGAAATTAAACATTGAGCTGCCGTTGAAGAAGCTTTTGTACATTTCCAGATCCTGTTTGCGAAGGTCGGCTGCGTGCCACGGATGAAGCAGGAGGATTCGGCCTTCTGTTGGCATATCCATCAAGTTGCATTGGGTATCCAGTTTCAGCAGTTCTTCATAAGTAAAGGCATAGTACGTGTTGTTGATGCTGCTCTTGTTTCCTGTGCTGATCACATTTACCGGAGTGTTTTCCGTATTTTTTGCCGGTGACCAGTTATATCCTGCCATCTTCGCAAACTTAGTCTGCAAAGACACACGGTGTCCGCGTATGACGCTTTCGCGCTTACCAGCCGCTTCCTCCACTTCGATAGCGTTGATGTGTACGGTATTTTCCGTATCAAAGCGTTTCATCTCCAGTTTGTGTGGAATATCTTCACGTCTTACAATAGGAATAGGCCATACTTCATTGTTCTCAATTACTTCCGGATTTACACCCGCTTCCTGAAGGTTCAGGAAACCGTTATCTGTCCATGCATCGAGATTTCTACCTTCTGCAACAAATGAGGTGTCCGGAATAAACTGCTCCTCGATTCCGGGAAGCCAGATTTCTTTGTTTAATCCTGCCATGTTTTGTCTGTTTTAAATAGTTTGTAAAAACGGTTTAAGCCGGTTCATGCCCATAGGCTTCGCGGAATTTCTGACGGTAGAGTTCCTTATCCTGCTTCAGTTCTTTCAGACGGTCAGCCTTCAGAATATCCTGGAAAGTCATGTCACGCAGGGTTATTGCTCCTGACTTTCCTTCGGGAATAACCTGTGTGGCTACTGTCTGTCGTCTGGTAATGGAAGAAAGACGTACGGAAGCATTTTCAAAATCATTCTCCAGATCTTTCACCCATGCATCACGTCCGGAAGCATCAATTCGTCCGTCCTTTACGGCTGCATCCACCAAAGCGACAGCCTGTGCCTTCCTGGTTTCACGTTCCTTTTGTTCGTAGGTGTCCAGTTTTAACTGTAAATTCTTTTTTTCTGTTTTCAATCCGGCTATTTCCGACTGATACTGATCACGCAACGCGATGAGCTTGCGCAATTCTTCGGCAATTGCCTGTTCGCTGGCTGAGTCGGACAGGCGCAGCAACTGTGTAATTACACTCATATTGTTTTCTTTTTTAGGGTTGAGATTCACATCGTTAATATTGTCAGCCAGACGTATGACCGTATCCCGGTCTGACAGGTCAATCCGTTTGCCTGTTGTGCGGTCGTACATGGCCAGAGCATTGTGGTTCGCTCCAATCGGACAAATTGATATTTCACGGAGTGTCCAGCGTGTAATGGTCGGTCCGCTCTGTCCGTCCAGTTTCATCAATTCATCATCCGTAGCCTCTTCCGGAGGCCATGCACCTACAGATGCCATACGAAGAAATCCACGCTCTACCTTACCGGCTATCTCAGCGGCTTTCGGGTCGGCTGTATCAAATACGATTTCCGCCACTATGGTCCCATTTTCCTTATATACCTTGTCAGCACGGCCTATTGGCGTTTCCCAGTCATTATGGTTATACAGTATGACGGGATTTTTCTCAAATTCCGTCAGGTTGGCTCCATCAGTCAGCATACGGAAGCCGTAGGTGTTGACCGATTCATCGTGTACTGTGAATTTGTATGATTTGTTCATTGTGCTCATGCTTGTTTATCGCAAAATTCGGGTGAAAAAATGAATCAGGCAAATCAGGTTGTAAGCGTTACATTCTGTAATGTAAGGAGTTACATAAATAGGGAAAGCATTACAAACCGATTGGTACAATTCATAGGAACTGTCTACCTTTGTTTTAAAATATAACACGAACGGACATGACAAACAACCTGACAAACCAACAGAAAAAGGACTGGGCAAAGTTGCTGTTCATGCAGGAAGGCATGACTTTTCAGGATATTGCGCAGAAAGTGGGCGTAAGCCGTATAACCGTAGGAAGATGGGCGGAAAAGGAGAACTGGGAGATGCTGCGTGCGGCTGTCACCTCCACTCGTGAGGAACAGATACGACATCTGTATATGCAGATAGCCCAGATAAACAAGGCTATCAGCGAATCGGATACTAAATATGCCACATCTGCCCAGGCAGACACAATCAACAAACTGTCTGCTGCCATCGCCAAAATGGAGGGCGATTTCGGCATTGCAGACATTATCGGAGTAAGCAAGAAGTTCCTGACATGGCTGCGTGCCCGGAATCCGGAAAAGGCAATCGATATTTCATCTGAGTTTGACGAATTCATTAAGACACAACTGAAATGATATGGCAAGACAGAAACTGACCGGAAAGAACAAACAGTTGGTGGAAGACTGGGAAGAATTCCTACGACAGGTGCGCACACTGACTGCGGTGGACTTTACCATGAGCGATGCAGAGAAGTCCCGAAAATTGAAAGAGCTGGAGTCCGATCCGATAGCATGGATGAAATTCTTCTTCTATAAGTTTGCCAAATATGAGTTTGCCGGCTTCCAGAAGAAGGCAATTCGTCGTATCATAAACCATTCCGACGGTAACTGGTACGAGGTACTTTCGTGGGCGCGTGAGCTGGCAAAAAGTACCATTGTAATGATGACCGTACTATACCTTGTGATTGTGAAGAAGAACAAGCGGGTGATAATCCTTGCTTCTGCTACCAGTGATGCGGCTATCAAACTGCTCAACGTATACCGGGCCCAGTTCGAGGCAAACGAACGTCTGCGATACTTCTACGGGGACATGAGAGGTACTAAATGGACGGAAGACTATTTCATCCTGTCAAACCGGGCTTCGTTTATGGCTATGGGATGGGGACAATCTCCTCGTGGTGTGAAGCTGGATGAAGTGCGGCCTGACCTGCTGCTCATGGACGACTACGATACCGACGAGGAATGCCGGAACATTGAAGTGCTGAACAACAAGTGGCGATGGTTTGAGAATGCCTTGTTCTTCACCCGTTCCATCAGTGAGGCATTGCTGACCATCTGGACGGGCAACATAATCGCCAAAGACTGCTGTGTGGTGCGTGCCGGAAACAAGGCTCGTGAACTGGCTGACCGTGAAAAGCCGCTGGGACATTGGGACATTATCAACCTGCGTATGGTAGACATCAACCATCCTGACCCTCAGGAAGACTATCGGAGTGGGAAATCGGTATGGCCCGAAAAAAACAGTGAAGAAGCTGTTGATGAAGTACTGGCTCAGGTCAGTCTGGCTGCCGGTCAGAAGGAATGTTTCAATAATCCTGTCATTGAAGGACATTATTTCGATGAAATTAAATGGGGAGAATGTCCGCCTGTACATAAATTGAAATACATTGTCAGCTATGGCGACCCGTCATACAGTAACAAGGTCAGCAAGAAAGCCGCACAAAACTCCTTCAAGGCAAACATCCTGTGCGGACTGTATGAAGGTACGCTGTATGTGTACACCTGTTTCCTTCAGCATGTCACCAACGATGAATTTGTGAACTGGTACTACTATTTCCAAGACTATGTGAAGGAGCGTGCCCAGCTGCGTTGCTTCATTGAGAACAATACCCTTCAGGACCCGTTTTACGAGCAGGTATTCAAACCTATTTTTCTGAATAAGGGAAAAGAACGTGGATTTTACATTAATATCAGTCCGGACGAACGGAAGAAACCGGAGAAGTTTGCCCGCATCGAAGGTAATCTTGAACCGTTGCACCGTGCCGGAAGACTGGTTTTTAATATTAAAGAAAAAGACAATCCTCACATGTTGCGGCTTCAGGAACAGTTTAATCTGTTTGATGACGGACTCCCGTCACCGGCTGACGGACCTGATGCAGTGGAGGGAGGATACTACATGTGCCAGCAGCTTTCAGCCAAGATTGAAACGGGAAGTATCTGGTACGGTAAAAGACATACAAACAAAAAAAGATTCTAAGATTATGGCATACCTGACAACAGAAGATATGTACACACATATCTACCAGGAAAACATTGAAACTATAAGTCATGGCGATGAGGCGATTATGCTTTCTGCCATTGATGCCGCCATAGAGGAAGCATCCGGTTATCTTACCAAATACGATACACAAGCTATCTTTTCCGCAACAGGCAGCGCACGAAACGCTATCCTGCTGCTGTTCGTAAAAGATATCGCGGCATGGCACTTCGTTAACCTCTGCAATGCAGGAGTGGATCTGGAACTGCGTGAAAAACGGTACAACCGGGCTATCGAATGGCTGGAGAACAACCAGAACCGTAATAATCCTAATCTTCCTGCCAAACCGGACAGTACGGACTGCGGACATGCTCCGGGATGCCATTGCCAGATGGATTACGGAAGTAACCGAAAGCGGGACAATCATTTTTAAACGATACGATTATGGCAAAGAAAAATAAAAAGAATTATAGGGGAAAGGCTGCCATGCCTGATCCGACAACAGTAAGCAAGGCTTTGCCTACCCCTATTTACAGTACTCTTGTACTCACGCCTCCCAGACGGGAAATAAATGACATAGGGAATTGGAAATCGGCTTTGCGTGCAGCCGATATAGGCATCCGTTTCCCATTGTATGACCTGTACTCCAGTATTCTGCTTGACGGTTCCGTGACGGATGCCATCAACAAGCGTATAGAGGCGATTACTGATGCCGATATTAATTTTATCACAAAAGACGGAAAGCAGTCCGATGTGATGGAAAACCTTATCAATTCGCTGGAGTTCGAGCGGCTGCTGGAAAGCATCATGTGGAGCCGCTTTTGGGGTATATCTGTGGATGAATTTACATTCACTCCAGAATTTGACTTCAACTCCATTCCACGGAAACACATCCGTCCCAAAGAAAAGGTCATCGTACGACAGCAGGGAGATAGTGACGGAATCAGCTATGCCGGTGACGATATGATTATCCAGTGGGGACGCGATGATGATCTGGGGCTTTTGCTGAAAGTCGCTCCATATGTTATATATAAGCGGGGCGGTTTTGGCGACTGGGCACAGTTTGTCGAGCTTTTCGGTATGCCCATCCGTATCGGTAAGTATAACTCACTGGACGATACCAGCCGCAGGATGTTGATTGAGGCATTCGAGACGGCCGGTTCCGCACCTTATATGGTAGTTCCAAAAGAAAGTGAGATAGAAACCACCCTGATGAGCGGAACAACCAACGGAGCCCTTTACGATGATTTCCGGAAGGCGTGCAACGAAGAAATACTGATTACGATTCTGGGACAGACCATGACCACGCAAAGCGGTTCATCACTTAGCCAAAGCCAGGTACATCTGGCCGTACAAGAAAAGAAGCACCGCAGCGACCGGCGTTTTGTTATCCGCATGCTGAACAAGTTCTTTGTGCCGTTACTGGAGAAACGCGGATATCCGGCAGGTGGTGGAAAGTTCTCTTTTGTAGACAAGAAGGATGAACTTTCCGTAACAGACCTGAAAACACTGAGCGAAATACTTCCCATTCCCCGCACATGGGTATACGAGAAGTTTGGCATACCGGAACCGAAAAACGATGAGGACATTCTGCAAAGCCTGAATCCGGCAGAATCCGTACAGCAGCCTTTTGCAAACGGAAACAAGAAACCTCGTACGGAAGAGGTTCAGGAGCCGAAGAAAGATCCGGAAAAAGGGAACGAGCCTCCTGTACGCAATACGGACAAACAAAGCCTTTGGGAATGGATAAAAGGTTTTTTCGCAGAAGCCCCGACGGGAGCCGGGGCTGGCACAGTCCGCATGAAGGATGATTCGGATCTTGACGAAAAGATAGCCGATGAAGTGTGGAACGGTGAGGAACTGTTCTCACCTGATCTTTTCAGGTTCTTTTCCGGAGAATTTTTAAATGCAATTCAAACATCATTTAAATCAGACGTAAGAAACATTGATACCGGCTTTGCCTACAATGCTCCCGATGATGTTTTCCGTACTGCCATGGAAACCAATCTATATCATTTCAGTGCTGCCAAGACGCTTGCAGAAATACAGGAACTTAACCGTCTGTTCCGGGAAAGCGGAAGTTACCCCGAATTTATGGAAAAGGCACAACTGGTGACAAAAGCATTTAACCGGACATGGCAACAGACCGAATACGACACTGCCGTACTGACAGCGGAAGCTACTTCGCAGTACCGTAGACTGGTACAGAACAGAACCGTATTCCCTTACTGGCAGTATCTCACCGTAGCCGATGGCCGTGTACGTGAGGAACATAAAAAACTGCACGGAGTGATTCTTCCGGCTAATGACGAACTTTGGAACAAGATATATCCTCCGAATGGATGGAACTGCCGTTGCCGCGTACGAGGGCTTATGACATTTCAGGTAGAAGGTGAGGATTTGGCTGCTATGCGCCAGCGGGTACTGGACTTTATGGCTACCAAAGAATGGAAAATGCAGGCAGCCCAAGGATGGGGAGTTAACCGTTGCGACACCGCACAGATATTCACTGCCGACCAGATGTACATCCGCAAGTTCCCGCAGCAGGCAGCATCCTATTTGAAAAAGATGACCGCCGACCGCTGGGAGCTTCCCACCGTACAGCAGATGAAGGACAACGCTCAGGACGATATGCCGCCCCGTGTGGAACGCGATGAAAAACAGCTTTGGGAAGAAAAAGCTGTAGATGGTGTGATTTCGCTGACCGATTATGACGGACGGAAGGTTGTCATATACGAAAAGCAGTTTTTCGGTCATACTACCGCAAAAGGAAGAGATAACCGCATCGCATTGTGGAATGCCATGCTCGATACGCTGATGAATCCAGACGAAGTATGGTTGAACAACGAGATAGAAAAGAACTCGCTCGAAAAGGCAGAACAGCTTGATACCTACTGCCTGCTGAAATTCTATCGCGATGAGGTGGTGGCAGTAAACTACAAGATAGAGGGTGAAGCTTTGGTTTTGAAAACATGGTACGTCATGCAGACTAATCTGAAAGGAAAGACCGTAGCCTATATGAAAAAGAACATCTGGGATAAACGCCGGTGGGGACTGCTCATAAAAAAACGCTGAAGTATGTCCTTGCGTCCGTCCGGCCCGTAAAGGAGAACCATCCCGTGGTTCTCCGCCCGCCCGGATTGGATAGCCGGTGTCATACCTCAACTTGAATTACTCTGACCGAACCTTGCGTTTTTCCATTTCTTGCGGCTGCCCCCCGCCAAACCAAGGTAGGGCCCCATCTAGTCCGGTTGTCAGAACGTTACAAAGATAATGTTTTTAATTTTAAACCACTTGTTTAATTGAAAAACAAATGAATACAAACGATGAATTTGCAAAAAAAATAGCCCAAGCAATGAGCGCGCTTCCTCAACTGATAGCGGAAGAAGCCAAGGAATATTCCAGGACCAGGTTCTCAGAAAAGTCTTTCGATGGTAAACCATGGCCGGCACTGAGTCCGAAATACAAGCCGAAGAAAGGGACTATGCTGGTACGCAGCGGTAAACTGCAAGGCAGTGTGCGTATAGTAAGGGTCACCCCAAAGAAGGTGGTCATTGCCGCTGGAAACAGCAAGGTCCCTTACGCACAGGTTCACAACGAAGGTTTTACCGGAAGCGTGGTGGTAAAGGCTCACACCCGTAAGCTAAAAAAACAAGGAAAGAAAAAGAGAAAGACTGTCGAGGTGAAAAGTCATATACGGAAAATGAACATTCCCCAAAGACAGTTCATGGGTAACTGTCCGGAACTGGAACGTAAATTAAAGACAGTAAGCGAACAACTTTTTAAATCCATATTGAAATGAAGAAAGAATACATGAGCGATTTGCTCGAACTACTTGAAACGGAAGTGCCAGAACTCCGCTGGATTGATGCTGACGAAGGTCAGCTGGATTATTACACCGATGAACGTCCGCCTGTGGCATGGCCTTGTTGTCTGGTAGAATTTTCCATGCCCGACACACGTGACCTGTCTTCCATGGTGACAGTGCCCCAACGCTGTACCCTGCGAGCTGTGCTTACCATTGCCTTCAATGATTGTGCAAGTCTGAACACCCGTACCCCGAAATCCGTACGGGATACTGCTCTGAAACGTTTTGACCTGCTGGAAAAGATAAAGCAAACGATACATGGGCGGTGGTTTGATCATTTCCAGCAACCATACATGCGCCGAAGCTGTGTACCTCTGAAAAGGGAAGACGGACTGAAAGTATATGAAATGGCATTTGAAGCGGCTGTAATCGAATAATCAGAATTTCCACGTAGGAAACATTTTCTGAAGCTGGCGTGCCGTCACTTTACGGCGGCAAAGATCTGTATAGAAATCCGCGTTTTCCATCAGCGCGTTCTGGATGGTACGTTCGTCTACAAAAAATTCATGTTCAGCCAGTATCACAGTCACGTCGTCAGGGCGGCGGCGCATGATTTCCTCCCAATAATATTTGCGTGCCACCATCGCACGGTTGCGCAGCATCAGACGCTCTTTTCGGTCTGAAGCCATACGCTGTAAAGGAAGAGTGACTTTTCGGGTCATTTCCGATAGCGAAAGCTTGTGTGATGGGAACAGCTCCAGTTGAGAATCCATAGACAACGATTTATCGCAAAATTACAAAAAAATGCGGACATTATCTTATTCACGCACATAATAACTGCTTTTACGACAGCCCGGACCTGTACAGCCGTAGATTTGCACTGTCTAGACAAGTTAACCACATTTTTACAAACATTTAAAAAAGACAGACACATGGCTATCAACTATTCTATTGCGGCTTACAAGAAGCCGGGAGATCTGGAAGGTACTGCGAAGTATTACGCCAAGGCACAGGCGAGCGGAACAGTCGAAATCAACGAGCTGGCGGATGATATCGCCTACAGTACGACCTTGACCGACGGTGACGTGCTGAACGTGATCCGTGCGCTGATCAAGCAGATAAACCGCCACATCGCCAAAGGAGAAATCGTAAAACTGGAGAATCTTGGAACATTCCAGGCTCAGATACGCAGCAACGGTTCGGAAACGTCGGAAGACTTCAACGAAAGTTACATCCGTCAGGTTCATCTTCAGTTCCGTCCGGGACTGGGACTGCAAAGCACGCTGGCACTGGAGAACCTTCAGTTTAAGAAGGTAAAATCGTATAAGGAGCTGGAAGGCGAATAATTTACCGCCGGAAAAATGATCTATTACCCTGCGGAAACAGGACGTTTACCGCAGGGTAATTTTTGCAGTACAAAAAATAATTCGTATCTTTACCTATATGAAAGCGATATACCTTACAGACCTGGCTCAGCAATATTTCCCTAAATCCAGTACCCGGAGTGCCGTAGCGCAGCTTCGCCGCTGGATAGTGCTGAACGAAGACTTACAGCAACGGCTTACGGAACTGCATTTCCATAAGGGACAGCGAAGCCTGACTCCCTTGCAGCACGAAGCGATATGTCATTTCCTTGGAGAACCAGGTGAATAATATACAGCAATCCCCGGCATCGGTTTTCGGTGTCGGGGATTTTTGTGTCAGTCTTCAATGTAGAAATCATTCTCCAGCAGCTCTTTCATGTACCGGTCACGCTCTGCTTTAGATTTAAAATCACTTCTAATTGTTACCCATGAGTCAGGATTATCCAAATTTTTTGCCTTGATAATTGGTTTCCCATTTCTTTCTCCGGCTCTTATTATCCAGAAACCTGAATCACATACTTTTTTTTGGTCTCTTGCGTTCATAATACTATTCTATTAATTTAAAGTTACCGGAAGTAAGTATTTTTTCCACATTATTGCTACTAAGAAGATTAGACAAAAACAATGTCGCGTTTTTCAATTGTTGTTCTATAGAATTAAGATTATTGATTATTTCTTCTGTATAGGGTAATATACATTCATCTTCTCCCAAATGATATTTATAATTACTTGCAATATAATCGCCAACTCTTCTATTATCATTATTAGGAGAATCTTTTCCGCATTTAATTGTATGATAATAAGTCACACTATCATTTACCTTTTCTTCGATAAGTATCTTATATCCAAACTTAATAAGATTGTATCCGTCTGTAAACACGTCATTAATACAGAATTTACCTCCATATTTACTGAATTGCGGCAAAAGAAAACCACTTTCATCTTTAACAAAGTTCCCACTTGCTCCAAATTCAACTTTTATAACAAGCCTTCTTTGTATTACTGCATTCCTATATTCATCTATTGCTTTATAAACCTTATGTTCTAATTCTTTTAATGAATCAAAATAGCAATGATTTATATCATCCAAAGGTTTTACTATTGAAATAAGTGAAGCAGGTGCTTCAAATGTAAACTTCCCATTAGTGTTACACTTTACAACTATTTCGTAAATAGTTTCTCCTAGTTTTATCTTTATTGTTTTAATCTTTGCCATATTATTCAAAAACCATTTGTTTACCGTAAATCTTCGCCACTTCGTATTCTGCCTGACATCCTTTGCTATCTTGCCATCCACGGCAGAAATAGACTGCATCGCATTCCAAGAGAGCCTGAATGTCTCGCCCCATGTGTTCCGCATAAGATGCGTTGGAATCTGGTGATACGTCGAACGGAGTTGCCGGCTCGTATCCATTACTTACCAATCCATTTTTTACAAGGTCTAAATGAAGTTTTACTTCGGTAATGTCTTTTCCACTTATCGGGATAGAGATATATACTTTCTTTTTCATAAGTCTATAATTTCAATTTTCAAATCACGTTCCAGCTCACGCATCATGTCGATAGTGTCATTGTTTTCCACATCGAAGCAGATGCCCAGGTATTCCGGGTTCTGCTTCGAACGTTTTACTGACAAGTCGCAGGGGCGGCTGTGCTTGATCCAAACGAACATAAACTGATTGATTGCGCTGTAATGGACTTTCGCTGCCACCCTGCGAGGCTTGAACAGATTAAGGTTCTGGTTCTGCATAGGGTTCAATCTGTTTGATTACTGTTCCGCTGAGCCAGATGCGTCCGCTTCCCTGGCATTGCGGACATACTTTCTGCTGGGGATATTCCCGACGCACATCTTTCTCTGCATATACGGTTACTGAGCCGGTTCCTCCGCACTGGCGGCAGAGGCATACGCGGCGATGGATATAAGTCTTCTCTGTATTCATCTCTTATCTGCGTTTTCAAATTCGGGTTTTACATCAGGTTCTGCTTCGTATGGGTACACATCCATGATGGCGGTTTCTGATACGGAAGCTATCACGTAATCAGCCATAGTATCTTTCATTCCTTCGTCCAGCTTCTTGATGGCGTCGCGAAGGTCGGAAGCTTGTACAAGTACGTTGCTGGCAGTACGTTTTTCCACTCCGGTCTTTTCGTCGAGTGTAATAAACCAGAGTTTACATTTGAACCAGCGGTCGGCAGACTCTTCTTCACTTGGAAACAATTCATTGTAATTAGCTTTTGCAACTCCAGACACCTCGAACTCACCACTGATAAAAGGTGTAATTTCTTCGATAATACGCGATTCGGCTTCGGTGAAGCTGAGCGCATCTACCAGATAGGGTTCTGTTACTTTCTTCTGCATTCCGTTTTCCATCGTTTTCTCATAACGGATTTTGCATGTAAACCAGTTGTGCATCATAATTCTTCTGTTTTTGTTGATTGTTTAAATATTACGTTAGTATGGTCTCTTCTCGAATCGTCCGTACAGTTAAGCTCCTTACCGTAGCAGGGGATGGCGTGCTCAAAAAACCAGCATCCGCTGCAAGGTTCTTCCTGATCTTTCACCTCGGCGACCGCGAGCGTTTGTCCGTGCCAGGTGAAGGTTTCTCCTAATTTGTGCTCCATGATTCTTTTATTTTTCTGATTAATTCATTCCATCCTTTCCGCGCCATGCGTGGTTCCATCCAGCAGAGCCAGCCAAGTATATCGAGCATCTTTCCCGCAAGTTTCAGAATGAAGCCCAAAATAATCAGCGGACCGATGATAAGAGAAAAGGCTGTGAAAAGAATGATTTGTGTACGTTTGTTCATTATTCGATGTAATAAGATGTTATTACCAGATTGCTTCGCATTATTATGAGAGATAACCGGTTATCGTCTTCTCCGAGCAATACACGGACAGAAGCCCGGCGTGCGTCTTCCTCATTTTTTAATTCTCTAAGACAACCCTCCATTATCATTTTCAGACGAAGATATTCATCACGGGTAGGCTCCAGTTCCCGGTTCTGAAGGACACGGGTCATGTACTCGTGCAGCTTCTTCATCCAGCGCGGCCACTTGTCACGCCGGATGTTAGTCTTAAAGGTTAATTCAGCCATAGCTATTCCAATTTAATAATTTCGCATTTTTTCAGGAAAGGAGATAAATTACGGAAGTTGCAAGCATTGATGAAGCTGCTGAATTTCCTTGCCTTTTTAATATCTTTCACAAAACATAATTCATACGAATAATCCGATGAAAGTTTTGGGTATCCTTTTTTCAAGTAGTCACCAGCTCCTGTCTTAATGACATATATTCCTTTTTCTCTACTTTTAATATTTTCGCCTGTCCAACAATGTACGCAATGAGGTCCTGAAGGTGCATTATAATATCCTTCGTTAGGGTTTATTTCTATTACACATTTACAACATAATAACTTATTCATCTTCCTTTTCCTCCTCAATCCAAAATGTGATAACGGGTTTATCGTAGACCGTGTATACCGTGATGCGGTTATCTGTACGTTCTATCTTATGAGTTATACCAAGTTTGTTTTTAGAGTTTCGAACGATGTATGTAAAGTTGTTCAAATACTTTTCTATTATGTCCATTTCTTCCTTTGCTTGCTGTTGAGTAAGAGATTGTATTGGAAATCTCTTGTGATAGTATCCCGATATTTCCAATGCATATTTAGGAAGAGGTTTTTTTATAAATTTCCTTTCAATTCTGTACTTTTCCATCTTTTTCCCATCCATTAAGTTCATAAACCATATCCCGTGCTTTCTCTTTGGATCGGCACTCCGCTACGGGAGTGCCTGTGCAAATTGTATCAGTATATTCATTCCGATATACGATCCAAAGAGGACCACGGCGTTCATACGTGTATTTAGGCCGTCTGGACCGCATCGCTTTCCTTTTTGGGTTCTACGTAGAAAGATTCATCCTGCACCACCTGTACACCGATGTTTGCGAACTGTTCCGCAATTTCAGGAATGTCACGGTCGGCCAGAAGCTTGTCTTTAGCCAGTTCCTCGGTTGTGCGGATATACTGTGGAAGGAACTCTTTGCAGAGGTTTGTCACAGCTGCCCAGGTGAAACCTTTCATGTTCTTCAGCTTCGGGTTGCCGGTGCGGAAACCGATGATACCGTGTGCTGATTCCAGACTCTTTTTCTTAGAGAAAAGCGTGTCCTTGTTTTCGGTGGCATAGGTCTGCATCACTTCGAAAGAGCGGTCTTTCGTTTCGTTCAGCTCTGCCAGCTGGTCGGCGTATTTCTCACGGATCTTTGTCATTTCCTGGTCCATCTTTGCTGCGATAGCCTGAGCCTTTGCGTCTGCCATCGCAAAATCGGCGAATGCCTGTTCGTACTGGTCGCGGCTTACTCCGCTGATTACTGTTTTCTTGGTTCTTTTTGTTGCCATACTTAATTGGGTTTTAAATGATTATTAATTGTCGGTTAATTCGTCTTCCATTGCCGCCATGTCATATTCCATCTTCAGAGCTTCGTCTGCCTGCTGTCCGCAGAAGTTTTCCAGCTCACGGAGTATCGTTACGCGGTCGCAGAAGTCAAACTGCTGCATGCGTCTCATAATGTCATTCTGGATTTGTTCAATTGTATGTTCCATGGTATCTCATTTTATAGTTTTTTTATACGTTTCCTCTTTATCCCGTTCCAGCATTCTTATTTTCGCCTCATCCAGGCGGAGCATAAAGAACAGTGTGGAGATGAGCAGGCAGAGGACAAACACTTGTGCCTCGTCCATCATTCCGCACACCGTTGTGGCGGTAAACATACGTACCAAGTAATTGACCGACATAGCTATCCACATAACAGCCATCCACAACGTCCATTTCTCTTCAATCAGTTGTTCCAGTTTCTTTTTCATTTTCTGTAGTTTTTAATATCCATCCTTGTCTGAGGAACTTTCTGACAGGCATTGCTGTTTGATTGAAGGAATGATGTCCTTCACTTGCATCTGCGATAAATGAATATCCATACAGTTCCGACCTGTATCTTTTAATCTCAAGCAGCACCCATCCGTCCTTCACATCCTTTATTATTACTGTTTCCGGTTCCGTCCATGGAGAAAGCTTCTTATCCGGACGTATGTAGATGTCTCCCGGTCGTGGAGTCTTTCTCCTTCTACGAGTCCTTATATCGTCCATAACAGTATCTAAAACCGAGTCAATAAATAGCAGTGAAAACATTGCCAGAAATAAAATATCCACCCAGATCATGACTGTTTCCTTTCCTTGTTAGCCCTTGCTTTCAGTTGGCGGTGCGTGGCATTCAGTTCCTCGTAGTTCTGTCGGGATACGGGTTTCTTGCATGCGCCGTACTGGCGGAGCCACTGGTTGAGCTTTGCGATGTTCATTTCACGTTCTACCGGGTCGTCCACATCGTAGGGAGCGTTCAGACCGGATATTTCGCACGAAAGACGGTAGATACGGCATACCAGACGGTATTTACGTTTTTCACCCTGAGCGTTTGACCCGTCAGGGTCTAAAAGGCGGCTTATCATCTGCCGTGCCTCTTCCTTGGTCAGTTCCGCAGAGGTGGAGGTGCGACCGCCGCTGTACTGTAGTACAAGGTGGCGGTATGTGTCTTCATCCAATCGGTGCTTCCGTTTCAGGCGGTGAATGAGCTGCTTCTGCTCATTCGTCGCCGGGAGTGTAAGTTTCCTGTTCATATTCTTCGTTGTTTAATGGTTTCTCACTTTCCAGCCACTTGCGTTCCGCTCCTTCCTCCCAGATGGTGTAGTAACCCCTTGGTCCTCCTTTACCGCGACCGATGTAGATGGCACGGAACCCGTGTACCTGTATGCGGACAAAACAGTCACGCTTTACGGCGTAGGCCGCTTTCCCTTCCACTTCCTTGCCCTCCACATGGCTCACATAGACGAATATTTTGCTGCGGAACTTCTTTCGAAGGGCGATTATTCCTTCTGCCGTGGCCTCATACTGGTTGACAAAGTATTGCAGGGAGTCGATAATCACCACATCGGGGCTGCGCTGCTTCTCCATCATCTCGTTCAGATCCGGAACTGTCAGCGCATCGGTAAATACAATCTTCTGCACCTTCGAGCGGATTCCGGCATCTTTCAGGTCTTTCTGGAAATCGGCACAGAATCCCATTTCCAGCGAAGCGACCAGTACACGGTAACCCATGCGGTCGAATTCTTTGGCAAGCTGGAGGATGAAGCGTGTTTTGCCTTGCCCTGCCTTTCCGTACACAATCCAGTTGCCGCCCTTCTCACGGTTTCCGAACGCTTCGCTGAAAGGCTTTGAAAAGGGGATGTAGCTGTATTTCCGTTCTTCTATATTGGATATGCTCAATGCCCTCATACCTTCATCGCCTCCTCGCTGAGTTCCTGACGGATTACCACATCATCAATCATGCTTGCCAGCTCGCGCAGGTCGTCCGAGAACCATACCGTGCGCGGGTCTTCCGGATTGGGCTGTTTCTTCACTTTCGGCAGCTTTCCCCAGATGGTTTCCGCCATGTCCTTGTCGGGGATTCCGTTTGCCATGCAGATGGATACCACGTCTTTCTTTGTCGCGCCCAGCAGGGTAATGTAGTTTCGTCCGAAACGTCCGTCTATCTCATCGTAACCTTCGATACGTCCCACGTAGCGCTTGATGTTCCGCTCCAGCGTTTCCGTTCCTGCCACCAGGCATCCCATGCGTCCCAGCGTGTCGTCATACAGCGGTATCAGGCAGTTCATGGCCGAGTGGGTGAGCTTTCCGGCATCGTCTATCAGCAGGATGGGGTGGCGGTCGGCCATGCGGTTCATGTGTGCGGCGCAGATGTCAAGCAGCTCGTCATTGTCCATGTACCGGTTCACTTTTTCGCCCATGGCGGTAGCCAGCTTTGTCAGGAACTTGTGGCTCGACCACTTGCGGCATTTCAGGTAGATTACGGAACCGTCACCGCACACATTGTACAGGTCGATGAGCGACTGGGTCTTTCCGCTTCCGGAACGGCTGCTGATGCAGTACCACTTGCTTTTGCTGCGGGCTGCCACAAACGCCGTCTTCACCTGACGGTAGGAGGTGACCGTGTCCACCACGTTGCGCGAGTTCTCGAAGAAATAGAGTCCGGCTGCAATCTTTTCGGCCAGAATGTCATCGCTTGCGGAATACTTGCCCGTACGGAACAGGCTCATGGAGGTGTCCGAAACGCCGCATCTGCGTGCCAGTTCGGCAGCCGAGCTGCCACGGCTTATCAGGTTGTCGATATACTGTTTGAGTGCTTGTTTGTCCATAATTAAATCGTTTTTAAAGGTTATGTAAATCATCTTGAAAATCTCATGTCGGTAGGGTTCCATTCGTATGAGTCATCATCTTCCTGTGCGGTAGGAACTACCAGTTGCCTTTTCGGTGCGGGTATCGCTTCCTCTTCCACAACCACCGCGTCTGCGATGGCATCCCTTGCCTCGGAGCGGCGGTCCTTGTGCTGGCCGTGAATGTCGGTAATCAACGCGCGGTCAAGCAGGGTGTTGCTTTTCAGTTGCGGATAGCGTGAAATCATTCCCTGAAGGGTTTCGTCCACCTGGTTCTGACGGTCGATGTACCGCTGCTCCAGCTCATCGTTGAACTTCCTTACCTTGCTGCGGTGTTCGAAGTGTTCCGGTTTCTGGTCTGCAAGTGCCATCGGTACGGTGATGTCACGCTGCATGGTGAACCTCAGTGTGCCGATTTCCTTCTTCACCCGGTGGCTGGAAGTGGATTCCGCGTTGCAGATAAGCACCTGCGAAAGGTCGTCGGGGTCGTAGTGCACCACCCAGTCCTCGTTGTAGTGGTTTCGCAGTTCCATGTTGAAGGTCTCGAAGTTGAGCCGCTGTCCCATGAGTTCCATGAGCAGCCCCTGACCCGTGAGGCGGTTGGTGCGTCCGGTAGTTTCGCCCATGAGGAAGAGGTATTCATCGTCATTGAAGGCTATTCTCCTTTCGCCCGGCGTGGCGGCCCATGCCTTGAGGTAGGCATCGCGCTTCAGCTCCCGCTCCCTGTTCATGATGGTGTGTATCTGCTGTATCACCACTTCCTCTGTGGGTATCAGGTGACGGTTGCGGTTCAGAATTTCAATGTTAGGCTGGCTGTCACGCTTGGCGTTGATGTTCACCCCGCTCCAGTTGGGCAGCATCTGGCAGTAGGTCTTGTTGATGTGGTTGAAGTAAGGTTCTATTATCTTCGACTTCGCATTGCCCAGTGCCGCAGGCGTGTAGTGAACGGTCATTGCCTCGTAGAACGGCACCATCACCTTCTTCTGGTAGTTGTCGCTCTGCAACTGCATGGGCTTGTAGCGTGAGCCGAACAGTTCCTTGGTGTGCTTCACCGCATTGCGGAGCGCGGTGCGTATCAGTGCGGGGCTTTCGTGGTCGCCTATGGCGTAGCCCACCGGATATTTTCCGCAGGCATCAAGCACCACCACCATACATTTGCGGTTGGTGTAGGAGGTCTGTTTGGTACGCTTGATTTCACCGTCCACCACCTTTTCACGTATAACCTGCTTTTCGTATACCAGCTCCACGTCCCATCCGTCCAGCGTCCAGTAGGTCATTGCCGTGGTGGGCGGCGTGCGCTTTATCTGCATTTCGTACTTGTTTTTCCATGTATTGCCGCCCCTGCGGTGACCGAGCGAAGTGGATTCCATTTCCTTGCGGTAGGCATCCACCGTGGCAGGGCTTTTGATGAATGGGAGCGGTTTCTCTCCACCAGCTTCCCTTATCAGGTTCATCTGACGGATAACGAGGTTGTATTGTTCCATTATCTGCACGTTGTTCAGGTTCATGTGCTGGCTGAGCAGCTTGTGCATCACGGCCTCGCATTCCTCGTCCTTCACCTTTCGGGTGGAGGTGTTGCCGTGGTTCTTGTTCACCAGTGCATAGAAGCCTTCCTTTTCATACTGTAGTGCCTTTCGCTGGAGGGTCTTTCCGGTGGATGGCAGCTTGTGCGGATAGCGTTGCTCGCCCCGGCTGTTTCGCACGGCCAGCAGGTCGTTCACCATGCGGCTCAGGTTGTCCCACACGCTGACCTTCACCGTGCCGTCGCCCACGCTCCGGCGGTTCTCGCGGTACAGCCGGAGAACGGCATCCAGCACCCGTGCCTGAAGGGTGTAGAGGGCGGCCTTTTCGGGTTTCAGCTTCTTTCCGGCCTCGTCGGTGAAGTCAGTGAAAAAGGTGTATGCCTCTTCGTTGTATTGCAGCTCGCGCTCCAGCAGGCTCTGTTTCAAAACGGCATCAAACTCCTCGTGCGGGTCGCCGTAGGCCTTGATGTATTGGTTCTTGATGTATTCTTCCATTGTGTCGAAATAGACTAATGCAGGTGATTTTGGCGTACTTCGTCTGGCTATCGCAATAAGCCCTCTTCTGGATTTGCTCTGGAACGTACCTTCAGGGATAAACCCTTTTTCGCTCCCTATATTCCGTTTGGCATTATAAGTAATCAGCTCATTGGCGAAGACGCATACCTGATTGTTATAGATTACAGCCATGATTGTTCGTTTTTATCGTTTGTCCGGCTCCGGGACTTGAACCCGGATGGCAGCCACTCGGTGAAGTTCTGCAAGCCGTGTGTGCGTTACTGGTTACGTGATTCTCTGTCCATTCGCCGTGCCGTTGGGATAAGTGCCAGGCAGAGGCAGATTGTAACTATCAGGTTCATTGTGCCGTCCAGCAGGCAATTCAGGATGGCGGCTGCAAGTATCAGCAGCAGGTTACGTGTAGTAGTATTGATTCGTTTCATGATTTGATTCTTTAAAAGTTTCTATCCCTATTCTCCCGAACCGGGATAGTTTTGCTACATTTGTAGTGTAATCAATATTTAAAATCTTATGACTAAAATTAAACCGGTAAAATTTCAAGTTAATCATCTTCCTCTTCTGTTACGACATCCCGTTCCACTTGGTTAAACCGGGCTATCGGGATGCCGAATATTCTCAATACGAAAAAGTGCCTTGGCTCTATGTTCTGACATACTTCATCAAGTTCTATGAATGTTCTGAGCCGCTTGCTTCTTTCTATATCTTTCATGGTTGTTCCTCCTTTGATGATTCATCACTTTCTTTTCCTATTCCCTCCCGAAGCGTTCTTGCTCCCTGCAATACACCGCCCATTTCAAGAGCAGCCTTACGTATCATGTTCGCTACATTACTTCGGGTTCTGAACTTCAAAGCGTCGCGAACTGTTACTTCACTTACGCTGAACTTTTCAGCCAACTTACGGCGGTCGCCGTGCATCATTAATATTTCTGCCAT